TTTATTCGCGGCATATTCGAGGCCAATTTTCAAGACCCCCGATTTTTACTTTCAGTAATTTGTTTGATTTTAGCGGGCCTTTTTAGGGCTTGGCTCTACAGGCTTAGCAATACGGTCGCCTTTGAGTCCTCAGTTTTCAAGAGTTGGCGCCGTGACTTCTGGCTCAAGTCTGAGTCTGTAAATCGAAAATATAAATCTTATGCAACGGGCAAGCTAATCGTTTCGCATTACGACAAAAAAAACAAAGCAATTTACAAGCCCGCCTTTGCTTTTTTAGGGCTGAGGTCCGACAAAGCTCTCGTTTTCGTTTCTGACGGTTGGCATATAATTAATTTTTTTCAATCTTCTTGCGTCTGTTTTGCCGTTGTCTTTGCTTCTGGCTTGTCAATAGGGAGTTTATGGTTTTGGGCGCTTTGGATCCTTATGCGCGGAGCTTTTGCGGGTTCTTATGACTCAGTATTTAGAGCCCGACGCCGCTCTTGAGTTCAAAGCCTTTTGAAAATCATACCAAACGGTTCGCTCACTCAAGAATAGCTCTTGCGCTAACTGACCGACGGCCCTCGATATGGAAACGGGGCGCTCATTGATCTCTCTCAATACGTGCTCGGCTCTCTCGTTGAGTTTCTTGTCTTGTCGTTTCATTTACTGCAAAGATTGAATTCATTTTCAAAGATAGCTAGAAAATAAACAAAAAGACGCTTTCTTTGCTTAATGGAGTTGCAATATGTAGATAATTTCGCGAGTGGTACGGTTGTCATGTTAGTTTATGGCGAGATAGGAGGCGAGAAAGGCGTTAACGGCGCTCAATTTGCGCAAGTAATTCAGTACTTGCAAGGCGATCCAGACGTGACCGACATAGAGGTTAGAGTCAATTCACACGGCGGCGGCGTTTTAGACGCTCTCAACATTTTCAACGCGATAAGAGGCTCAAAAAAACCATGTAAAACCATAATTGACGGCATTGCGGCAAGCTCTGGCGGTTTGGTAGCAATGGCGGGGCATACTCGAGAGATAAATGATTTCGGGCGCTTAATGGTCCACGCTCCGAGCGTGCCAGATAAAGCAAGAGAGACTTTGAACGATAACACGGTCAAAATGCTTGATCAGTTTCAAGACTTGATTGCTGACTTGTTAACGGCCAACTCTAAGCACGAAAAGAGCGAAGTCGTTACCATGATAAACGGCGAAACGTGGTTTAATGCAAGCCAAGCCCTCGAGGCGGGTTTTGTTGATTCTGTTATCAATACAGGGCGACAATTCGACGAAGTTTTCAACGGTTTAGAGTTCGACGCTCAGGCGCTTGATTTAGTCGTAAATAGTTTTAATAGGAATCCTAAAAACATCATAAAGATGAAAGACGTAAAAAACACGCTCGGGCTAGACGAAAACGTCAGCGAGCAAGTTGTTAATGGTGCAGTTGTTCAGATTGTAGCTTCTTTAGCAACGGCCGAAAAGGCACTAAAAGACGAGCAAAAGTTGCACGGCGAAACCAGAGCAGAATTAACAACGGCAACGAATAAAGTTACCGAGGTAAACGACGCGGCGGCGATTTCATTCGTTGAGAATGCAATCAAAGAGGGCAAATTTGCACCAGAGGCAAAAGACGCTTTAATCGCTCAAGCTAAAAACGACTTAAAAGGGTTTTCAACTCTTTGCAGTTCTATAGCAACCCCGGCAAAAAAGATTACAGACCAGATTGAAACCGGTAAAGATGCAAAAGCGGGCGAAGTGGTAAACGGCAAGCTTGACGGTAAAACGTTTAGAGAGCTAGAAAAGTCAGATCCTAAAAAGATTGTTGATCTTTTGGCTAACCAACCAGAAAAGCACGCGGCACTTTTTGCCGCTCAGTAATCGAAAACGGTTTAGGGCCCGTTAGTTATTTTTTAAAAAAACAAAGACAGAATAAAATGAAAACAATTTTTTCACTAATGAGCGCCTTTTTGATAGGTTGCGTACTTGCAACCGTCTCGGGCGTGTTCGGGTTAGTTATTAACCCTTTAATCGGAGGCGCCGCGTCGTCTCTTGTACTTACTTTTTCGGGGCTGCATTCATTTGTTGCCGGTATTTCGCAAGTTGGAAACCTTTGCGCGTTACAAAAAGAGGTTTGGGTTGCGGATATAATGGACAATTTATTTCTAGGCCAAGAATTTATCGGACGCTCTATTGACGACGGCGGCATGATAAACAACTCGATTGTGCACATACCACAAGCGGGAAATGCGCCGAGTATTACGAAAAACAGATCTTCTTTCCCGGCTACTATAGCAGAAAGAACGGACGCCGAATTGACTTACTCAGTCGCCAACTTTACAACGGACCCGATCAGAGTCAGAAACTTTGACGAGGTGCAAGTATCTTATGCAAAAAGACAAAGTGTACTAGGTGAACACTCAGCGGCACTTTCTGAGAGAATGGGCGACGAGGTTGCTCATATATGGTCGCCAACGGCTGACGCTGCTCTCGTGCTTAGGACTACAGGAGCCGCAACGGCTGACCTTGCTCACGCAACGGCAACCGGTACAAGATTAAGACTTACTAAGAGCGATGTCGCGAAAATGGCTAAGAAATTAGACAAAGACAGAATGCCAAAGCAAGGCAGAACGTTGCTTTTGAGTCCGGAAATGTACTACGAACTTTTTGAGGTTGATCAATTGATTCTTGCCGACGTAATGGGCCGAGTCACTTTACCAGAGGGCGCGATCAACAGATTATTTGGCTTTGATATAATGGTTCGAGATACGATTGTGACGTATAACAATGCAGCAGCGGGCGCAAAAAAGGCAGTCGGAGCAGCAGCAGCGGCAACGGATTGCTTAGGAGCGATTGCATGGTCTAGCTTTGCAGTAAGACACGCTTTAGGCTCAATAGGAGTTTACTTAAATGAGGGGCAAGCTGAGCACTACGGTGACATCATGAGCGCCGAGGTAAATCTAGGAGCGAGCATATCAAGAACAGACTCGAAAGGTATCGTTTCTATTGCTCAAGGTTACGTTGCGCCATAAGGCAACAAAAAAGAAGATATAAAACAAACAATCGAGGGCGCGGTCGTCAAGGCTCGCCCTCTTTTTTTTTAACCATAAATTGAGAGAATGAAAAAACAAGAACTTAAAAAACTGGCTCAAGACTTCGTTAAAACGGGAGATTTAAAAAACAAACAAGGCTGCTATATAACGCTTGACGGTTCTATTTTTTACCGAAATTATGCCGGCCTACAGTATGCCAGAGCGCAAGCGGGCAACACGACCGAAGTGTTTGAATTTAACGAAAACGGCGAGCTAGTAAAGCATGAAAGCGAAGATTCTGAGAGGGTTGAGCTTTTGAGACGTATCTCAGACGATCAAGGCAACAAATACGAGAAACCTCAGCTTGAGAACTTGACAAACGAGAGCTTGCGAAAGTTAGCGTCTGAACTTGCGGCTGAGTTTCCAGAAGAGAAAAGCGCACCAGGAGACGACGACGACGACGAGGTTAACCTTGACAAGATGAACAGAGACGAATTAATCTCTCTTTTGTTTGACTTAGATCCAACTAGTGAGATCAAAAAGGAGACTAAAGCCGAAATAAAAGATTTGATTGTGATTTCGAACACTCTCGCCGAAATGTCTGACGAGAAATTAATCTCTTTGATAAATTGCTTTAGCCCGGACATGATCGCCGAAGATATGACAACCGACGACATTACGAAAATTTTAAACACTAACGAGCTAAAAGCCGTTGTACTTAATTTACGCGATGAGGTTGAGCTTGATCAAGAAATAAGCGACAAGCTTTTCGCAATAGGCGAAGAAATTGTCTAATTAATTAACGATTTTTAAAAATTCATTAAAATGAATGATGTAACATTTACGAGAGGAAACGGGGCGCTTGGCCGTCCTTTGGCGTCACGTGACCACGTGAGCGCGATTTGTATGCCTGTTCCGGACGCAAATTTGCCGTCTGGCTTTTCGACAACTGACAGGATAAAATTAATTTATTCTTTAGCCGACGCCGAGGCTTTAGGTATTAGACCTTTAGCGACTAACCTCGCACACTCTCACTATCAGATTAGCGAAGTTTTTAGGCTAAACCCAAAAGCCGAGCTATACGTTTACCTTTACGATTCAGCGGCGACAACGGCGGCGGTTTATTTGCAGCCTGTTATTGAGTTTCCAGAGAACGGCGAGATTCGAAACGCCTCTATTTTCAAAGACGCGGCAATCGCGGGCGCTGACATCACCGATATTCAAAGCGTTGTTACTGCCATGCGCTTAGTACACCGACCTTTTTCGGCGAATGTGGGCTTTTCGGCTTATGGAGCGGCGAACGATTGGAGCACGGCGATTGACTTGAGAGCCCTTGAGGCTGACGGCGTGGGGGTTGTGATTGGTGGTTCGGGTTCTGGTTTAGGTTTAACCCTGGCGACTACAGACAACAATACTCCGGCAATTGGAGCCGTTCTAGGAGCGACGTCAAAAGCGGGCGTACATGAGTCGATTGCTTACGTTGCAAAATTCAATTTCAGCAACGGGGTCGAACTCGAAAAAACCGTTATTGGTGATAAAAGCAATTTAGTCAACGATCAAACGGAAGTTCTTTTGTCGGCCTTAACTGCCAAAGGTTATATCTTCTTTAGAAAACACATGGGAATAACTGGCTCGTATATCAATGACTCGTCGAACGCTGACTTGATTACCTCAGATTATGCCTACGGCGAAAGCACTCGAACGATTGACAAAGCAATCAGAGGGGTTCGAACTTTTCTTTTGCCTCAGCTATCAAGCCCCGTGTATTTGAACGAGAACGGCACAATGAGAGAGGACACGGTTGCAAATTTCAGAGCTTTAGCATTGAGGTCACTTGATCAAATGCAACAAGCGGGCGAAATCTCAGCGAGAGACGTCACAATCGACCCAACTCAAGCGGTTTTGAGCACTAGTAAACTAGTGATTGGAGTCAAAATTGTGCCCGTAGGAGTCGCGAGAAATATCGAAGTTAATATCGCTTTCGCTTTGAAAGTTAGTTAAAAACCTTTAAAATTGGAAAAATGCCAGTAAACAACACCCCCTTAATAAATGGCCGAGCGTATGACTTTGCTCAAATAGTCGTTAATGTTCTAGGAGTTCCCTTGATGGGGATTTCTAGCGTAACTTACGCAGAAGAGCAAGAGAAAACGAACAACTACGGAGCCGGCAAGTATGCCGTTTCCCGTGGTCATGGAGCAGTCGAGGCAAGCGCCTCGTTCGATATTCATATGAACGACATAGAGGCCCTTAGAGACGCGGCGCCGCTTGGGCGTCTGTTAGATATTCCACCGTTTGACGTACCTATAACCTTTTTGAATGCTAACAAGGTTGTAACTCATGTTTTAAAAAATTGCGAGTTCACAAATGACGGCGTCGAGGCGTCTCAAGGTGATACGCAAGTTCAAAGAACGTTTGATCTTGTTATCTCGCACGTAGAATATAGATAAAAGCTAATTTTTTCGACTTATATTTGCGACTCTAACCCGTAAATAAAAAACATGTCAGAAGAAAACAAAGAAAAGAGCGCCGCAAATTCTAACGAGGGCGCGGCGCTTTCGTTACCACCAGGAGCAAAATTTGAGATCACTCTCGAAGATGGTGAAAAGCTATACTTGCGAGCAATTAACAGAGTTCAATTAGGCATTGTTTTAAGCTTAATAATGCCGAGCTCTGGGCAACCCGATTATATAAGAGCGGGCGAGGTTATTCTTGAAAATTGCGCAATCAAAACGGCGGGCGATTATGAGGCAATAAAAGCCGACGAGATGCTTTTCGTTGGGGCCTGTTTTCAAGCCTTTCAGATTGTCGAGCTAAAGACTGGAACTATAAAAAAGCTCTAAGCCGTTACGATTATTTGTTCGATACTGCAAAAAATATGAACGCGCACGAGGTCGCTAAAATCGAAGCCCTCGTTCGTTTTCATTTTAAGATTGACCCTAAGCAATTAACAGACGATGAACTCGGCGCGGCGTGGGGCGACTTAAAATTTGCCCTTGAATATAATAAATTGACTACTGGAAACACAAACCCTTTAATGTAAAAAAAATGGCCGTTCACGTCGAAGAAATCGTTTTAAAATTAAAGGACAAGTTTACCAAAACGATGGGGGGCGCCGAAAGGAGCACCGAGAAAGTCAGAGGTAAAGCGCGAAATTTAGACGGGCAACTCAAGAAATTACAAGGCACGGCGGTAAAAGCTTTCGGAGCCTTTGCGGTTTTCAAAGCCGTTAAGGGTATTGCAAACCTGGGTATTGAGATGGAGCAAACGAGAGTTTCTTTTGCTACATTCTTAGGCGACGCCGACAAGGCGAACAAAGTTATCGAGGACTTAAATAACTTTTCTGGGGGTACTCCCTTTACTAGCGACCAGATGCTCAAAGCCGGCAAGAGTTTGCTCGCGTTCGGAACTCCGGCCGAGAGTCTTATCGGACAATTAAAAACGATTGGAGACGTTTCAGCCGCAACCGGCAAAGATTTTAACCAATTAACGACCATCTACGGAAAGGCTCAAATTGCCGGCACTTTGTACGCTGAGGACATTAATCAGTTAGTCGAGGCCGGCATCCCTATTATAGGAGAATTCGCGAAGCAATTAGGCGTTCCAGAGGGCGAAATCAAGAAACTAGCCTCTCAAGGTAAAATCGGTTTTGGCGAATT